TCTTTGGGGCGTTCTAGGGGCAGGTGAGGTAGGTCGTATGCCTATGGGCTAGGGCTAAGGTTAGGCTAGGTGTGTGGTGGTAGTGTGTGCGTTGTGTGTGGGGTAGGCTAATCTACAGGCATAAAAAAGGGCTACGAATGTAGCCCTTAGGTAGGTGGTTAGTTGTTAGCTAACTAAGGCTATTTTGTCATGGCGTTTAGACCATGCTTCATCACCTTTCATTTTACTGATATAGGTACGAAGTATTTTAGATGGTGTCTGTTCATACGCAACACCACTAGCATTTACCCATGATAGGTCACCTTCACTAATGACGGCTAAGTCATCAATCTGTTTGACAGTAGCACTGCCACCTAACGCATCAAGTAAGCCTAAGACAAGCTGTACTTGTCTAGGGGATATCGCTCTATCATCAAAGGCATTATCAGTTAATGATAATGTCATGGTTTGAGCAACACCACCACCACTTTTGCCTGTAGGGGCAAAGCGTGATTTAGCTGTATTGATATTATCAATAGCTGTTTTAATAGCTACTGCGTTCTCTCTTTGTTGTTTATTCATAATGAATAACCTCACACATACTTATAGTTAATATAGAAGGTTAGTGTATTGCCTGTCTATGTTACCTATTGTACATACATTAATAAGGTATGCAATACATATAGGTAAAGTATTTAACTATTTAACATAGGTTATATATAAGGGTTTATTTATTTATTCTACGATTTTAGCGATTTTCTTTTTATTTAACACGATTCGCCCGAATCTTTTTTATTATATAACCGATTCGCACGAATCTTTATAATAGAGTGATAGAGTGAGGGAATGGGATAGAGTGTGAGGGATAGAGTAGATCGACGGATAGAGTGATAGAGTAGAGCGATAGAGTAGAGTAGAGCGGACACAAAAAAGGGGACCGAAGTCCCCTCGTTCGTTAACCGTGGTTAGCTGACAGTAATCAGCTTCTCCTCGATCAGTCTCGCTCTGTAATGAGCCCAAATGTTATTCGGCTCTTGGACTGTTACCAATCCAGCGTTGACCAATGCACTCTCGGTCGAACCATCCGTCCCGATCATCTCACCGACGGTCAAGGTTCCTCCAGAAGCAAGTAGTGCCTCAATGATTTTCCCTGCTTGTGGCGGGAACTTTCCTTTCGGTGTAGCAATCAAAGTGATCACTGCATTGTAGTTAATTGACCCTTTTTGGGCTCCAGCTTTATAGTTCTTATCTATCATTTAATTCTCCTTTCTAGTTAATTCTTAAATAACCCTATTTAAGATACAACAATTATATAACCGATTGTCGTGGAAGTAAAGCAGTATAAAGAGTCGAAGATTACCCTAGCGTGGCGATTCGCACGAGTCTTAATCCGCGGATACTTCTCCTTCAACAACTTTTGCATCCAAAGTTCTTTTCTTAATAAGGTTCTCGAGTCGATCGAGTATATCATCCTTGGACATAAGATCGATCTTCGCGGTTAGTATCTCGCGTCTATCAATGTAGAGTCCACCTGCTTTCCCTCGATGGACCTCGGCTGTGATGGCTGCGGATATTTGACCTTGGTCCTTCGCCTCCTCTCTGAGGTCATGTAGAGTAGAGAGGTGTGTCTCCAGGGAAACTGCATCCCTCTCCGAGGCTGCTATTTCCAAGTCAATGAGGTAGTTCCGTACAACTGGGTTATGATTCAGTAGTACACTGCCCTGTGTCTTCGCACCCTTCCTGTCCTTTGTATACCCTGCTTTTACCGCGGCATCAGTGGCTGTTTGCCCTTTGAAATACTCTTTACAAAATAGCTTTTGTTTCGAGTTGAGGTGCTGCCAAATCTTACCGTTATCGTCTACAAATGAATTACCGTCTTCTGTTGGGGTTAACGATGTGTAACTAAGTTGTTTCATTCTACCTCCGAGTGTTGTATAAGGTTATTAGTATCATATTAGTTTTATTATCATATAAATAGTTTTCTCATGCCCTCTAGGTAATCTTACCATAGTTTCTAATAGAGTAATAGAATTCTATTAGTTTTGTAAAACCAACAAATAGAGTAACTCAGAGAGCTGTAGATTGATTCTATTAGTTTATTAGAGATATTAGTACTTTTGCGAATGTTTTTTGAAAAACTTTTTTAATTTCTCAGATAACAATACACATAGATTTAATAGAATACGACGGGCATAAAAAACCCCCGCATAAGCGAGGGCAAACCTGAGGGAGCAGGTTTAATTAAATCAACGCCCCATTGATAGATGAGCTTTGGAAAGTACATCATCAACCATTTCATTGAGATAGGTTAAACCTAAACGGTGAGTGATATGACAGAGACCACCACCAAGATTAGTAGTTATTGGATCGCAATCATTAGATAGTTCGAAACCACCACCATAATCATAATACGTGTGATCCAAACGAAAGTAGACCGTTTTATCAGCGGACTCTTCCCAACCACGGATAAACTCCATATCACCTTCTTCACCGAAACAGCGTAGAACATCAACAACGCCAATCTTTAACGAAGAACGAACCTCGGGAGTTATTTCAAGCAATAGAGCAGCTCCAGTTTCTTCACCGAACTGAGCATAGATAGCATTAATAGGACCGTTGAAATCTTCGGGATTATATTTGTTATCTTTTATAAAATCTATCGTTCCATACTCCTCATATAAATCCTCGGGACTAAATGCGAAGTACTGTAATCGAATAAATTCGTTATGTACTCGTTTAATCTCTTGAATCACTGGTTGAGCCCTATCTACGAATGATTTCATCGCATCTTTAGTTTTATCTGTCATTTCTTTTCTCCAAATGGGTTAATAATTCCGAACACACTCCAGTTAATGTTCTTATGTTCATGCTTCTTCCTGGAATGTATCCTACATTCTTCTTGGTGTTCGGCTGTTATCATATCGAATACAAAACTCGGTATGTGGTGTATCTGCTCGACAAATCGAGACGACTCGCCAACCTTTACCCTCTTATAAACCCGTTTTGATTCGGGGTTAGTGTACCAGTTGGACTTTCGTCCGTCACTGTAGAATCCTTGCGGATATGGTATATTTACAAATGTTGTTTCTGTGCTCACCACACTACCTCCATGTAGTTTCTTTCGTATAGTTTGTAATCATCTTCGCTTTGTTTGTAACCAATGTAGTAATCATTGACGAACTTTCCGAAGTAGTTCGCTGCTACTCGTGTTGACGATGCGTCACAAGGTAGCCCTGCTTTCGCATCTCTGGCACCTTGACATTGAGCCATTTCTCGTTGACCAAGTTCTTTTTCTTTATCGTAATCAAATGCTTCCATTATCTTTCTCCTTTCTTAGTTAAATCGCTAATATTTATTTATTAGCTATAAATAGTATAGCTAGGAATTAGCGGAAATAAAGCAGCGTACGACGCTATCAATAACGCCACTAAGCCGAACAAAAAGAACAATAACATATTGTCTGGGTCTCTCATCAGTCGTACCTCAAGAAATCAAGGTGTTCGTTATCTTTAACAATATGAATATTAAAGTCTTTAATAGGTAGCCATTGATCCATCACGGTATGGTGGTTCTCTGCAAACTCATTAAATGCATCTACCTTAGTTTTTATGGTAGGTTCGTTTACTACTCCCATGATAGGGTCGTCAGGGTAGCCTGTATGCCATCTGAAATCTTCAGGGTTTTTTAAAGTCCGACCGTGTAATCGTTTACTCTTAATAAAGTATCTCATACTGCCCTGCTATTAATATTGTATAAATCGACAGTCCCTGTATATACTGTACCGCCGTCATGTACTGGTTTTGCATCAACATCTTGTTGGACTACAAATTTCCAATCACCGTAATCGTAAACCAGTATATGAAGATTACATATACCACCAAACCCATAATCGATTTGTCCCGCATCTTGATAGACGACAGAAGTAAGATGGGTAGCAAGTACATTCAAAGCCATTCCGCCATCCTCACCAATCAACCGACGGTCGTTTTTATTCAACATATCGATAATTTCTTTTAGTTCTTTTTCCATTTCTTTCTCCTTTCTAATTAATGGTTAGTTTTTAACTATATATAGTATAACCGCGACCAAGCCGAATTAAAGCAGTAATGGAGTTCAACACTCGTATGAACGTACCCATGCTACGTATTCTTTCGCTTCTTTCAATGTCCAGAATTCTTGTAGACATCCACCATCTTGAACATGATAAACAGTTGCGTCATTTTCATTTTTAACAACCTTAATTTCATAATCTCTCATAGCTACCTCCCGATAGTCCCTAAATCGTCTTTAGTTATATATTGATAAGCTCCTTTGTTATACGCTGGAGCAATCTGTTTTTTACGCTGTTCAGTTAACTCATTGGCTGCGGTTTCACCACAACCTAAACAAGTCATATAGCCAAGGCTTCTACGTCCTTGGCTAATAGGTTCGTCACATAGAGTACAGTCGGTCATGGTGTATTGTTTAATAGTTTCTTATTAAACCAACTCAGCTCAGGTCCTGTAAGTTCCTCTAGCTTTTGTCGATAAGTATCATACAAATGCATATCGTTTTTTAACTCCTCTCGTACCCACTGTAATAGAGCATCGATCTTATCGTGATCTATTTTCGGGTAAGGATTAGATACTCCTATACCTGCTATATCAACAGGATCGTAAGTATCATCTTCTAATTTCGCTGCTATATCAACAGGATCGTATTTATCGTTACTCATGCTTCTTTCCTCCTGAACAATGGACCTGCTGCAACAAACTCGGTGTTTTCAATACCGTATTTTAATACTGCGTTAACAATCATATTCTGTTGGAATGCACACGCCATATGCATCAAGACAGCCTCTTCAGGTATATGCTTGTTTATACGTGCATTCAATTCTTCTGAACTCTCAGGAGTCCAAAATAAATTCGATTCGTGAATCGAAAGGGTTTTCTTAGTCTCGTCAGTCATAGTAAATCTCCTATAGTTTTTTTACTTATATATAGTATAAAGCCGAGCATAGCGAATAAAAGCAGCCTTGCACTACCACCAGCACACCATTACCGCACCACGTTCACTCGCACAGCGTAATAACAATTCCAGGTCTTGTATTTCTTGGTAGGTATACTCGGCTTCCATTCGCTTTGTTTGATAAATAATGGTATCAGGTAATAAAGTAACCTTACCGTCATCAATGAGTAGGTCTTGTTCCTTAGCGTCAGATTCGACCGAGTGTAATAGATCAGCTAGAGCTTCAGCCTGTTCTTTTAGCTGTTGAGCTGTAATATGAGCGTCTTCGCCTTCGATATGCCATAGGTAATCGGTCTCGAGTAATTCATCAATTAAAGGCTCGTACCATTTACCTCGAAACGATCCGTCGGCACCGTGACCGCTCATTATCCCACCACATAAACTCACGTCTTTTATACGTGGGTCATCTTCTGATGTAAAATCTTTATCACGGTCGTTACCGTGAACAATATAACAATCTAATCCCATAATTATTCCTCCGTTGGATCCCACTCGGGGTTATCAAATATTTCTTGGCGTAACTCTTTAAAAGTCATCTCGCTGTTAGAGATCATTGTAAGGATCTCTACAGCGTTGTTTCCAGTAGTTTCTAACCAACATTCCATCTGTTTTTCTAGGACAAGAGGTAAGTATGTTATTTTCATTAATGCTTCTCCTTATCGGTAGGCATCATAATAACTTCCATAAAAGGTTCTTCTATATGATCCTCGGGCATCCACTCGATAGAATGGACATCGTATGGCTCGGGAGTTTGAGTCTCACCTTCATCATCATAACCAACAATAATGGCACGACCTGCTAATGGCTGATGGAACTCAGGTAACTTAAAATATCGCTGACCACCTAATACTTCATCTTTAAGTAAACCCTCATCGTCAACAATCACCATCGTATCGTCACTTAATGTAACAACATCGAGGGGTCCATCAAGTTGCATATGCTTTTTAGCGTCGGCAAAGGTAGAGTCTTCCGACAACTCTACCTCTGAATACGTTTGATCAAATGGATCTATCAGTATGCCTCTAATCATTTTGGGTAAACCGATATATCTAAGTCGATACTATCGACATCAGCACCAAAGCTCATATCTCCAATAGCATCTTTTGCAGCATCTACAGCATTATCATAAGTCAGCTGGTCTTGCTCTAGAGTATCGATACGAGCAGTCAGTACTACAATAGTATCTAATACTTTTTGCTCGGCTTCTTTCGATAAATCAGCAGGATCAACTAATCGAGGTTGTAAGTCGTCTAGGACATCGCTTATGCGGTGTAACGTACTCACTAAGTCGTCGTTAAACTCACTTGCTGAAGCATTTTGTAAAAGACTGACGTAAGTTTTAAGGTCAGCCACCTGTTTTTGGATTCTTTCTATATCCATTTCTTTCTCCTTTCTTAATGTTATTAAACCATTTAATAACTAATACTAGTATGCCTAAGAGCACTGCGAAGTAAAGCAGTAGTAGACGGCAGGATTAACCCTCGTCTTTTTTCCATAATCCGTCTTCCAATCGACCTGTACGACCAGATATCTCTTTGTAAGCCGCTTCCATGCACTCCTCGAATGTAAAGCCGCTTTGTTCAGCTAAAACGATCAAACAAACAGCACAATCTCCTATGCCGTCTTTTAAACCGTCTTCATCACCGTAGGCGAGTGCTTTAGCTGTTTCACCGACTTCTTCTACAAGCTTCAACATTTGTTTTTCTGGTTGTATATCGGTATTGAATCCTCGTCCGTAGAGTAGACCACGTATTTCAGCCCAATCAATAATATCGTTTATTACTCTCATCGTGATACCTCTGATTTATATGTTCTCATCTTTACCTCTCAGGTCTGTTGTTACAACTCGACCACTTTTGTATTTAACTTCTCGGTAATGTGATGATTCACTTTTTTGGAAATACCAAGATAATACTGTGTTGTTATCTTCCTCTTTTGCAATTTTTTGGCGTTGTTGCTCAACGACTTCATTATGTTGTGTCATAAGTCCTCCTTATAATCAAAGCCATCATACATAGCGTCTGATATTTTATCATAGTTAATTTCTCCATTGCTTTCTAACGTATCAAATAATAATCCTATACCACGTTCGACTCTATTACGTTCTATAAGAGATAGGTATTCTTCAGATGTTTGATCAGCTATAAAAGGCTCTAAGGCTATAGCGATCGTCGCACACGCTCTTTCTAACGGATTTAAATCAAACTTTGGTTTAGCTTTTCTCGGCATTGTCTCCCTCTCTTCTTAAACGATTAATCATATTATCAAATATATCATTCACGCCTGAAGGTTCTTCGGTTTTTATTACATTGGTTTTAGCTTCTAATCGTGTAATACGATCAATAAGCATTTTATTAACGTCTAACTGAGTAGTCATAAACTCCTGCGTTGAACGTTGAGTTTTAACCAAAAGGTCAAGACTATTAGTTAAACTGTCGACTATATCCATCATTCCTTTATCCATACATTTCTCCTTTCTTATTAATAAACTGGTGGTAGTTTTACAGGTCTACCAACTGTTGTAGTTATGAAAGAGTCCTGGTGTCCGCTCTATCTCTTTTCAGCCTAACCGTCTCGAAGACGAAAGAATTCGTTTTCTCAAGTAACGGGTTTTATAAGGCTCTGGTCACAACTACGTTTTGAGCCAGTGGTCGTAAGCAGTCTAACTATAAAATCCTGCTCGTAAACCTCTGGACTTATCAAACTTGTTCTAATTAACATACGTATATTATACGTTACCAAAATTAACAAAGTAAAGC